AGAATATTTAACAGATATTTAACAGATATTTACATATAAATTGATATTTACCCATACTTTAACTGTAATAATTCCGGAATTATTAAATATATTTTCACATTAAATATGTAAAGTAAATATCTTTTTGATTAATTTCGGTAATTTGTCGGTAAATATCTCATATTTGATGCTATTGATTACGAGATATTTACTTGTAAAGATATATTTTTGGGATTCCGGTCGCCATATTTCAATTGGACGAATAATATTTCTCTTTTTTTAATTTATTGTCTATAAATAAAAGCAAGATGTCCGTCCAGCGATTCAATAAGAACCATAGCGATACGCAACCGTATCACATCTACTACGATATGAATCTTATCAACAACGATTCGTCGTTTCCAGCCCAACCGGTTCGGTTTCAATACAAGGAGACTCGTTCCAATGCCTATCTGTTGTCGCCCCAAGACTATTTTATGTCTATCGTTCGCTTCAACTTACAAACTCCGACACTCCCCGTTTTCATCCCGCAGATCAACCTCAACACCAACTCCAACTTCGGAGGCACCTACCCGATTGCGTCTATGAGTGCGACCCTTACTGCGAATGTTCCGTTCAATGTCTTCCTCTATACGACCATCCCTTACCCTGTCGGCACGGTGGTCTATCTGGCGAACAATAACCTTACTCCGACCACCAATGATGCCTCCGCTACGGCTCAACAATACTACCGTGTCACTGCCGTGGATACTTATGAGTCAGGTCAGGCGACCCAACTTACACTATTAAACGCCTCCGCTACTGGTAATCCTTCTATCTATCCAGCCTCGGGTGGTTTCCTCCGTGGAGGCACTCAGGTCGTATCCTTCGCCAAGTTGCCTGTGGGTAATGTGTCCTACAACTCAGGAACCGGCGAGATCACCATCACCTACTCAGGAACCGGTGGTCTGGGAACTCTGGCGGATCTGAGAGCAGTCTATCAGGTGGGCGACACCATCTACATCAACAACTCGGGTCAATACAACGCCAAGTATGTGATTAAGACCCTTGGAGCGACTTCTATCGTCTGTAATGCTCCTAACCTGTCAGGCGTGTCTCTTGCTCCTTATTCGGGCGGTGGCTACTTCCTACCCGTCGGTGATTACTATAACATCACTCCTTACACGATGACGATGAAATACACCCCAGTTGGTGGATCCACCTTCACTTACACTCAGCCGATCACCTATACACCGAACGATCTGACTCAACCCATTCCTCAATGGAATCCGTCTAATCAACAAGCCCTGTCGTTGGCGGACATTACATCGGGCTACTACTGGGTGTATAACTACGAGGCGTGGATCAATCAGGTCAATCAGGCGATGACGAACTGTTTCTGGGGATTGAACGGTCAAGCCTATGCGACCTCGGCGGTCTCCCTTCCGATGACGGGAACAACGGCTACGAACTACACGCCCCCTTCTATGTCGTGGAATGCGACCAGCGACACCGCCATCATTACGGCAGACAACAAGGCGTTCTCTCAATCCAACGGCAGTGCGAAATACCTGATCTACTTCTACTTTAACCAGCCTCTATCCACGCTGTTTGATTCATTCCCCTACGAGTATAACAATGTCACACCCGACAGTCCGTTCTATTCTACCCTTATCTTCAACACTTCGGTGGGGGCTGGATACTTCATCGTTCAGGACTGGACGACCTTTCCTCCGACAACCACAAACGGCTACTTGGGAATCCAGATCTACCAAGACCACCAGACGGCATCCCTGATGAATCCCGTTCAGAGCATCGTTTTCACTTCTACGCTGTTGCCTGTCGTGATGGAGAATGTCGGTCAGCCCCTCATCCTCAACGGCACGGCTCCTACCCAGCAAGTCATCGGATCATCGGCAAACATCTTCCCCGTCGTCACCGATTTCATCGTTCCGTTCTCGGCGACCAACCAGTATGTCCCCGACATCTCGTATGTCCCCTCTGGCGAATACCGTTTGGTAGATCTCTATGGTGAGTCCCCCGCCTCCCAGATTGACATTCAGGTCTTCTGGAAGGATCAATACGGAATCCTCCATCCGTTCTTGGTTGGTTCTGGTTGCTCTGGTTCTCTCAAAGTGATGTTCCGTCGCAAGACCTTCAACAATGTTTATGAAGCACCCGAGTGAGATTCTTAACTTTCTTTGTAGTTTTTTCTTTTTTTTTTATGTTGCTCTTAAATAAAAGATGTCCCAAGATTTCGTCAAAGTTCTTGTCAAAGACGATCGCCTCAATGTCACCGATGCGGTCTCCTACGCCGTCCATAAGGGAGGTCAGAATATGACCTCCGCCCAGTTCAACGCCATCTCGCAGTCAGCGTCCTCGGTCACTTTCAACATTCAGGTGCCTTCCGAGCAGACCATCATTGATCGTCGTGTCCTGTGGCGTTCCACTGTCCTGTTGAAGTTGGCGGTCACTGGTTCGGCTTCCAATGTCGGTCAGATGCCGATCAACTACGGTGTCACAGATGCCCTCTCGGCTTTCCCTCTCCACCAGTTGGCTTCCGTGATGACAGCCACTATTAACAACAACAGCGTCAGCATTAACATTCGTGATGTCCTCCCAGCCATCCTTCGTTTCAATGATCGCCGAGAACTTCAACGCTACAACGGCTACACTCCGGTTATGTATGACCTCCTCGCCCAGTATGGCGATGGTGTGGGTGCTTTGCTGAACTCCCTCGGCTCGTGGGCGAACAGTGCCGACAACGACCTGCTCCCTCGTGGTTCATTCCAGTTGGACGGCATCTCGGCTGGTGTTGATGGTCTAACCGCCCTTCCTTCCCCGCTGGTGGCTCCTGTCCCTCTCGCCAATGGTGTCACTCAGTATATCTACATCCAATTCACCGTCACGGAGCCTCTGCTCTTGTCGCCATTCATCTTTGCTGATCCCAAGGCAAATAACCAAGGTTTCTATGGCGTTCAGAATATGAACTTCGTCTTCAACATCGGTGATGCTTCTCGTGTCTGGCGTTCCGCCAACAACACTGCGGGTGCGGGTGCTACTCCTTACGGCTCAACCGTCATCACTTCCGCCTCGGTCGTGTCCTTCGCCAACTCTCAACTCATCTTCAACTTCCTTACCCCTCACCCATCGGATCTGCTCCCAGCCCGTAATGCTGTGCCTTACTACGAGTTGCCTCGCTTCATCACCAGCAACTTGTCCCAGATCGCTGGTTTCACTCCTTCCAGCACTGCCCTCACCCCGTCGGCAGTTCAGATCAAGACTTCGTCTCTCCAACTCAACCAGATTCCAGACAAGTTGATTATCCAAGTCCGCAACCCTCTGTCCTCTACGGCGTGGGGTCAGCCAGATGCTTTCCTATCCATTCAGGGTGTCAGCATCAACTTCAACAACCAGTCAGGTATTCTTGCCTCGGCGACTCAGCAGGATCTGTATCGCTACTCGGTGGAGAACGGCTCAAACCAGTCGTGGTTGGAGTTCAGCGGTTTCGCCACTGTCCCCGACAATGTCACTGGTATGGGTAAGAAGATCCCGACCTCTGGTTCTCTGTTGATCTTGGAGTTCGGTAAGGACATCCAACTCACCGAGGATTACTACTCGGCTGGTTCTCTCGGCAACTTCAACTTACAGATCAACTTGACTGTCGCCAACCAGTTCCCATACGCCATTACCCCAGAGATCGTCCTCATCACGATGAATAGCGGTCTCTTCGTCAATGAGCGTGGAACTTCCAGCACTTACACTGGTATTCTTACCAAGCAGGATGTATTGGAGGCTTCGGCTCAACAGGCTGTCTTCCAGTCCAGCGTCAAGCGTATGGTCGGTGGCGGTTTCCTTGATTCCCTCAAATCGGTCGCAGGTCACGTGCTTCCTCACCTATTGAAGCACGGCAAGGAGCATCTCGGCAAGATGGATCATCCGGTCGCTAAGGGCATCTCGTCCGCTCTCGGTGCGATGGGCTACGGTTCATCGGGCGGTGGCGTGTCAGGCGGTGGTTCAAGCGGTGGCGGTGTCTCGGGCGGTCGTATGAAGTTGGCTGATCGTCTGATGAAGTAAAAAGTTTCCGACTAACGAATAATATTTTTCGCATAATTTTTTTATTGTTGCCTAATAATAAAAAGAAGATGTCTCAATTGGAAGTCTCAAAGAACGCTCTGCCCCAGTTCTCTTATACATTCGGTGCTATGGTCGCTGGTGTCACACCAGCCGTCGGTGCTGTTATTCCCCAGTTCTACCCAGCCTGTTCCAAGATTGTAGGCTGTGTCCGAACTACCGCAGGTGGTGCTGTCGGTCAGCCCTATGCCGTCATCCCATCGGTTGTTGCTGGTTCATTCCCGAAGCCTCAACTCCAATCGTCATCCAACACCGACACATCGGTCTATACAATGTATTGGGTGAATGAAACCGCCCAGTCCCAGATCGCATCTCTACTCCCTTGCTAAATGAATCTCCGACGCATTTTTATTATTCGTTTTTTTTATTGTTGCCTAATAATAAAAAGAAGATGTCCCAATACGAAGACGCAAAGGAATCCCCTATTTACTCCTACACGATGGGTGCGATGGTCGCAGGTGATATTGCGAATGCCGTCGCAATGCCTAACTTTTCAGGCGAATGTTCCCAGATTCTTGGTTGCGTCCGAGTCACCGCAGGTGGATCAGTCGGTCAGCCTTATGCCCGTCAGACCCAAGGTCTTTCCCTTTTCCCCGTCATCCAAATCGTGTCAAGCGACATAGCCGACACATCCGTCTATCGTCTCTACTGGACGAACAAGACAACCTCCTCCCAGATCGCCTCCGTCCTTGGTTGTTAATCGCCGTTCATATCAAACGAAATCAAATAAA